GACAGTTGGAACAGCCGGTGATCCGCTCGGCGGCCGAGCTGTTCCGCGCGACCGCCTGGCGCATGGTGCCCGATTTGGTTTCGGGCCCCGCGCGCCGGGCGCTCGTGCACGGTCGTGCCGACGCGCCGCGGGTGACGGCGGCGCAGATCGGGGAGACGGAGCGAAGGGCGAGGGCGCTGCAGCGCGACCGCGCCCGCGCACTCAAGAGGTCGAGGAAGGCGAAGCGATGAGGTTGTTTGAGAAGCTGTGGCGGATGCTCGCCGAGAACCGTCGCGTGCGCAAGAGCATCGAGGCACGTCGCGCCCGCAGGTGCAGGAGGTCGATGAGATGGCAGTGATGCGGGACGTGCAGGAGAGGACGTGCGCGGTCTGCGGGAGGGTCTTCATCCCGCAGGCCCCGAAGGCCAAGTACTGCTCGGATGCGTGCCGCCGCGAGCATGAGCAGCGCCGCGCGAAGGATGCCCGGCGCAAGGGAGTCAAGCCGAAGCGCGACAGGGTGGACCGCTATCTGGCCGGGTCGGGGCCGGCGCACGACGAGATCATGGCCATGCGGCGCGAGGTCGCGATGAGATATTGAGTTTCCGCAGGTAGACATAGGTAGATATATAATTAAGGCCGCTGGCGTTGGAGCGCCGGCGGCCTTTGGCAAAGACGCCTCCCGGCATCCTCTATATGGCGTAGAGCATGGTACCACGCGGGAGGTCACATGGATGCACGTGAATATTTGGAGACTGTACGGGCCGCCCAGCGCGGCATCGACCGCAGGCTGGCGGTCATCCAGTCGATGCAGGCGCGCGAGCAGGTGCGCGCCCAGCGCTACGACGCCGTGGGCAAGGGCGCGCACGGCACGGACTTCATGCGCTCGACGGACGACCGCATAGACTACGAGCGCCGTAGCGGCGCCGAGCTGTCCGAGCTGCGGCACGAGGTGGAGCGGGGTCGCGAGCTCTGCGCGGGCGTGCGCTCCGCCAACCCGGGCAAGCGCTGGGGCGACGTGCTGGAGCTGCGCTACTGCGAGGACCGCACGCTGCAGGAGATCGCGGGGACCTTGGGCGTGTCGGTGAGGTCGGTGAACTCCGACCTGTGCGCCGCCCTGGACTGGACGGACATGGTCGGGCTGGCGGCAGCCCGATCCGGTCTCGGCCGCGCCGCAGTCTGAGCTAGATATAACTCTATCGAGACCCGTCGGCTCCGCGCCGGCGGGTTTCTCTCTTCTTGCTGGCTGCACGCGATTGCACACGGTTGCACGCCGTTGCACACAATTGCACGCAATTGCCTACGATTGCACGCAATTGCCTACGATTGCACGCGATTGCACACCGTTGCACGTTGCGGCTGGGATATAACTAGGGTGTCGATTCGCAGCGCCGCCCGCGCGGTGTGCGGGTCGGAGTGCGTGGAAGCACAGATGAGTGGCCGGGGTCCCCTTAGCAGTTCAGGGCCCTGGCCTTTCTATTGAACGACAACGTAATGAGGTGGGTCCGTGGTCACACGCGAGGCTATCGCCCGTGCCGCAAGCCGGTACGACACCGTAATGGCGTGGGCTTTCCGCCGCGCCCTGGGCATCGCCCGCCGTGCGGGCGGGCGCAAGTGCAAGGGGGCCGGCAAGTCCTTCGAGCGCCTGCGCTACGCCGGGCTCGAGGAATGCATGGCCAACCGCGGGCGCTCCCCGGTGGAGTTCTAGCCGTGGCCACCAAGACCCGCTACGCCAACGGCCATGCCCGCCGGCAGGTGCGCGCCTGGCTCAAGGCGCAGGGGCTGCCGTGCCACATCTGCGGCATGGCCATCGACTACGACCTGCCGGCAGGCGACCCGATGAGCTTCGAGGTGGACGAGATCGTGCCCGTGTCCAAGGGCGGCTCGCCCATCGACCGCGCGAACGTCGCGCCGGCCCACCGGATCTGCAACGAGCGGCGCGGCAACAAGAGTCTCGCCGCGCTGAACGGCTCGATCTCGCCGCGCCCCCGCGACGTCGGCTGCGCGACCTCGCTGCCGTGGTGACCCGACCCTGGGGGATAGCCCCCTCCCCGGGGGGCCGAAGGCGTGCCCCTCGGCATTGCGCCTTTTTTGCGCAGGCCCTAAAACCGAGTCCATACCGGGAGGTGCATGGAATGTCCACGAAGTCCACGAAGCCGAGGGGCAAGCCCTGGACCGCGGACGAGCGGGAGTTCGTCAGAAACGCGTACCCGGCGCTCGGACCTGCGGCTATCGCGAAGAAACTCAAGCGCTCGCGCTCCGGCGTGTGCGCCCTCATCAAGAGGATGAAGGAGAGCGGCGAGATCGCGACCGGCGAGTCCACGGGGCAGTCCGCGGGCGCTGGCATCTCGGCGCCCCCGGCCGACGGCCCGGACGGCCGCCAGGACACGCTCGGGAGGCTCCGGTGGGTGCGGCAGGTCATCGAGCGCCAGCTCTACGACGCCGAGCCCAGCCAGGCGGCCCGGCTCGCCAAGGAGTACCGCGAGACGCTCGAGCAGATTGAACGAATAGAGGGGGCCGGGGAGGACGGTGGCGACGATGTCATCATCAACGCCGTCTCGGTCCTGCGCGACGTCCTCGGCTAAGCCGAGGCTCCGCCTCGTCCAGCCCTACGAGAGGTCCATCGGCCCGCTCGCGGTCGAGCTCGCCCCGACGATGGGATACGACCTCGTGCCGTGGCAGGAGCAGCTCGCCCACGACATCGGCGCCGTGGACGCGAGCGGCAAATGGGTCCACCCCCGCGTCGGCATCTCCATCCCGCGCCAGCAGGGCAAGTCCGTCGACCTCATCGTGTGGGTCGCGATCATGGCGGCGCTGGCCGGCTACAAGGTGCTGTGGACCGAGCACAACTACTCCACGACCATGGAGATGGTCGCCCGCTTCCGCAAGATCTTCGGCCGCCGCGTCGGCGACACGTCCGAGGGAATCCCGCGCTGGCGCAAGCTCCTGGTCGAGGTCTGCTCCCAGACCGGCCAGGAATGGATGCGGTTCAGCTCCGGCGGCGTCATCCAGTTCTCGACGAGGACCAAGTCCTCGCGCCTGGGCTTCTCGTTCGACATCGTCATATATGACGAGGCCCAGGAGCTCACGGGCATCCACACCCAGGTCGTCAACCCGACCACGGTGTCCGGAGCCAAGCACAACCTGATGATCGTGTACGCCGGAACGCCGACCCGCGCCGGCAACCCCGCCGAGGTGTTCAAGAACCTCCGGCAGCAGGCGTGGGAGGGCGGCGAGAAGGCGTCCGACCTGCTGTGGCTGGAGTACGGCGTCGAGGAGGTCGGCGACATCTGGGACGAGAGCCGTTGGCCGGAGGTCATGCCCTCGCTCGGGTACCACGCCGACATCCGCGCCATTCGCACCGGAATGAAGGACATGGACGAGCTTGGCGCCGCCCAGGAATACCTGGGCTACTGGCTGCCACCGCAGACGCAGGTGGAGCCGCCCGTCATCGGCGCCGACGCATGGGGCGAGTGCCTCGTGGGGAGCGGCCCCGAGCTGACCGCCGGCTGCAGGATCTGCGCCGGCGTGAGGTTCAGCGCCGACGGCTCGACCGTCGCCGTGGCGTGCGCCGTGCGGCCGCCCGGCTCGCCGACCGTGCACGTTGAGCTTCCCTTCTGCAAGGACCCGGAGCCCAGCACGGATTGGCTGGCCTACTGGATCGCCGCGAGGGCGGGCAGGTACGCCTGCGTCGCCATCGACGGCAAGGCGGGCGCCGGCGCCCTGTGCGACAAGCTCGAGGGCATGGGCATGCCCAAGGACTACATCCTGCGCCCGAGCACCGACCAGGCCGTGACCGCCGCGAGCCTCATCTCGTCCGGCGCGAAGGCGGGCTCGGTCACGCATATCGCGTGCCCTGCGCTCGACCTCTCCGCCGAGACCTCACCCAAGCGCAAGATCGGCTCGTCGGGCGGCTGGGGCTTCGGCGGGGACAACGCCGCGCCCATCGAGGCCGCGGGGCTGGCGCTGCTCGCGCTCAGCACATCGAAGAGAAAACCCGGAATGAAGGCGAGGGTCACTTGATCTCGATACCTTACGCCGTGGCGTCCGCCGACGGCCTGCTCGAGGAGGACCGCGAGACGGTGCGCTGCCTGCTCAACAGCTGGCAGACGCACTACAGGGGCAACCTCCTGCGCTCGGACTACTACGAGGCGCGCAACATGCTCAAGGACCTCGGCATCTCCGTCCCCGACTCGCTGCGCGACCTGGAGGTCGCGTGCGGCTGGGGCTACAAGTGCGTGGAGGTCATGCGCGACCACATCGCCTTCGACGGGTTCACGTGCCCCGACGACGCGGACTTCGACGACCTGCTCACCTCCGTGGCCAAGCGCAACAAGATGGCCACGCGCGTCGGCAAGGCCGTCAACTCCGCGCTCAAGTACTGCTTCTCCATGCTCGTGGTGACGGCGGACGAGGACGGGCACGCCCGCATCTCGGCGTACCCGCCGACGCTGTGCACGGGCATCTGGGACGACGTCCACGAGTGCCTGTCCTCCGGCATGTTCGTCGTCTCCTTCGCCAAGGACCGCGGGCGGCCCACGAACCGCCCGGACTGGGTCAACGTGATGCTGCCGGACCGCATGGTGCGCATCCGCGAGGTTCGCCGCAACGAGTGGGCGGCGGAGTACGTGGAGCACGGCCTGGGCGCCGTGCCCATGTTCGTCATGCCGCACAACCCCGACGACGACAGGCCTTTCGGCGTGTCCAGGATCAACTCCGAGGTGCGCTGGAACATCGACTGCGCCATGCGCGCCAACGTCAACGAGGAGATCGCCGCCGCGTTCGCCGCGTCCACGCAGAAGTACCTGCTGGGCACCGACGGCGACGCGTTCGCCGACAAGACGAAATGGAGCGCCTTCATCGGCTCCATCTTCGAGGTCACCAAGACCGAGGACGGCACGATACCGCAGTTCGGCCAGCTCACGCAGCCGAGCATGCAGCCCATGACCGAGCACTTCGGCAACCTGTGCAAGCGCATGAGCGCCGCGACCGGCATCCACGTGGGGCAGTTCGGCATCATGAGCGACAACCCCAGCTCCGCCGAGGCGATCTACGCCGAGAACGAGCCGCTCATCCTCAAGTGCAAGAGCTTCATCCGCGAGGCCAAGGCGGCGCTGGCGAACGCCGCGACCGCCGCGATCGCGACGGAGCTCGGGTGCTCATACGAGGAGGCGGAGGACGCCTGCGGCGTGTCCGTCCACTTCCTGAACCCCGCCATGCCGACGCTGGCCCAGCAGACAGACAGCTCCATCAAGCTCGCGTCTGTGGTGGACGGCTTCGCCGGCACGCCGACCTTCTGGCGGCTCAACGGCCTCGATGACGACGAGGTGCGCAACGTCTCGTCCGAGATCAGGCGCAACGTGACGCGCTCGGCGGCGCTCGACCTGATGGCGGGCGTCACCCAGGCGGCGGAGCCCGCGCCGCCCGCCGATGATTAGCGCGGCTGAGTTCGCGGCCTACAACCGGGCCGTGGCGAAGATAGGCAACGGGGCGGCATCCGACGTGGAGGCCGCCGTGCTCGCATGGTGCCGCGCCCACGAGGGCGCGACCGTCGCCGAGAAGCGCGAGGCCGCGAAGCTCATCATGGAGGGCTTCGTCCAGGGGTACGACGACGTCGCGGCGGAGTTCGCGGCGCAATGGTACGACGACCTCGCCGAGCGCAACGGCGCCAGGCTGCAGCAGGCCGTCACCATGACGACCTACAGGCCAGAATCGGTCGATACCGTTGCCAGATACCAGGCGAAGAAGCTCGTGGAGGGCGGCGACGCGGCGTTCGCCAGGGCGTGCGGCGAGTACGCCCGCAACGACGCGCTGCGCAGCCTGAACGAGACGATCATCTCCAACGTGGGCCGTGACGGGAGCGCCGGCGTGCGCTTCGCGCGCGTGCCGACGGGCTTCGAGACCTGCACCTTCTGCATCATGCTCGCGAGCCGCGGCGCGGTCTACCACACGCGCGAGTCCGCCGGCGAGTTCAGGCACTTCCACCGGCACTGCGACTGCAAGGTGGTCCCCGGCTTCGAGGACGACCCCGACGCGGAGCTCGTGGAGGGCGTGAGGCCGGAGGAGCTGCGCGAGCGGTGGGCACAGTTCAAGAACATCGACGAGGACGAAAGCCTGACGAGTGCCGGCAAGGACGCGGCGAAGCGTGCCGTGCTCGGTTCGCCTGGGCCTCCAGTCGTGTACAAGAAGCCGAAAGAGACCTTCGCGCACGAGCGCGGCGGGTCCTACGACCTCGCGGCGCACGAGGCGCTTCGGGCGGCCGGTCACGAGGTCGTCGTCCGCAAGGAGGGCGCGCCGGAGGGCTTTTCCAATATCGACCTGCTGCTCGACGGCAAGCTATGTGAGCTGAAGAGCCCGACAAGCGATGCGTCTGGCGTCAACGGGCTTAGGTTCATCGAGCGCAATATAAGAAAGGCAGTGCGGCAGTTCGAAAAGGTGGAAGGTGGGCCGGTAAAGCCTTCTATCGTCGTGCTTAACTGCGAGGAAGTCCCTGTGACAAGAGAGGACGCGCTGAAGCGCGTGCGGCTCGAGATGTCGAGGCATGACATCGACCGCGTTATCTTGTTGACCAGGGGCGGGGCCATAGACGACATAAAGAAATAGGCCCCAGGTTAGCTATCCAGCACGCCCAGGGCTTTTCTAATCAGATTATACACACCTGGCTAGCACAATGGCAGTGTGGCGGTCTCCAAAACCGCTTACCGGGGTTCGATTCCTCGGCCAGGTGCCATCGGGGCGTGGCGGAATGGCAGACGCGCGTGCCTCAGGAGCACGTGGGCATCGCCCGTGCGGGTTCGAGTCCCGCCGCCCCGACCAAAAGTTGAACCAGGCCATCCGCACGGGTGGCCTTTTTCATGCCGAAAAGAGCCCCGCACGGGGCAAGACGATGCCCCGCACGGGGCGGAAATGGAGGGAGCATGGCCCAGGAGACCACGCCCGCCGAGACCGATCCGACCAACCCTGCACAGGGCGGAGACGCCGGTCAGGAGCCCGACTACAAGGCGCTCTACGAGAACGCGCTGAAGGAGTCGCGCAAGTGGGAGAGCCGCTCGAAGGCGAACCTCAAGGAGCTCGACGAGCTCAAGGCCGCGGCACCCAAGGCGGACCCGACCGTGGAGGAGCGCCTGAGCGCGCTCGAGAGCGAGAACGCCGCCCTCAAGGCGAGCGCCGCCCGCTCCGCGCTCGTCGACTCCGTGGCCAAGGCCACCGGACTCGACCGCTCCATCGTGGCCACGCTCAACGGCGAGGACGAGGACGCGCTCACCGAGCAGGCCAAGGCCGTGGCGGCCATCACGAAACCGGCCGGCGGCGCGCCGAAGGCGCCCGAGGCCGGCGGCAAGCCCAAGCCCGGCAAGCCCTCCAAGAAGGACATCCTCGGAATCGAGGACAAGAAGGAACGCATGGCGGCCATCGCCGCCAACATCGACCTCTTCAAGTAAGGGGAGAAAGGGGCCCCAATGCCCGATATCAAGACCCTCGCAGCCGCGCGCAACGTCGACCTCGTGAACACCTTCACCAAGTCGCTCGAGAAGCTCACGGCTATGCTGTCCACCTGCGCGCCCATCCACGCGGCCGTGGGCGAGACGCTCCACCAGAAGAAGATCATCGGCAAGCTCTCCGAGGCCGAGTACACCCCCGGCCAGGACATCCCGCTGTCCAGCTACGACTACGCGGACGTCGCGACCTACGAGGTGACGCTCAAGCCCTACCGCAGGCAGACCATGCTGCAGGAGGTCAAGAAGCGCGGCTACGACGGCGCCGTCGACAAGACCGACGCCGCGATGATCTCCGACATGCAGCGCAACATCAAGAAGGACTTCGTCGCCGCGCTCGGTGCCGAGGGCACCACGGCCGCGACCGGCAAGAGCCTCGTGGCCACCGCCGCGAACGCCTGGGCCGCCCTGTCCAACCTCACCGAGGAGTACGGCTTCGGCAGCGGCGAGACCGTCTACTTCGCCAACCCGGTCGACTTCGCCAAGCAGATCGGCGAGTCCGAGGTCTTCAGCGCCTTCGGCATCTCCTACATCGAGAACTGGGCGGGCCTGGGCACGCTCGTGTCCACCGGCTCCGTCGCCGCCGGCACGATCTACGCGACCGTCAAGGACAACATCAAGGTCTACGTCGCCCCGACCGACGGCGACGACCTGTTCGGCTTCTACTCCGACGAGAGCGGCTACATCGCCGTGTCCCACTCGCCCGAGCTCAAGAGCCTGACCTACGACACCGTGGCCTACGTCGGCCTCGTGTTCTTCGCCGAGTACATCGACTTCGTGGTCAAGGGCACCATCGCCCCGACCGCCTAGGCAACCCTAAGGAGCATCCATGATCGCTTTGGTCACCTACCCGTACCGTGACCGCGAGACCCTCGCGGTGCATCTCGTGGGGGAGGAGGTCGAGCTGACCGACGAGCGCTTCGCGGAGCTGTCCGCCGGCGGCTTCGTCGACCTCCCGCCCGCCGAGCCCGAGGTTAGCGCGGAGCCCGTCGAGGACGATGGCGCCGAGGGAGAGGGCGTTGAGGACGCCGCGCCCGCGCCCGAGCAGCCCGTGCCCGAGAAGCCCGCGAACGATATGACCGTGCAGCAGCTTCGCGCTGCCATCGAGGCCGCCAACGGCTTCGCGCCGCGCAAGGCGACCAAGGCCGAGCTCATCGCCATCCTGGAGACGCTCTAGTGGACGCCTTCGCGACCGTCGCCGACTACATCGCACGATGCGGCCCCGTCGATGACGGGGACGAGGGCAGGGTCGCGGCCCTGCTCGAGGACGCATCGGCGCACCTGCGCGGCGCGTACCGGCGCCATATGGGCAGCGACTACGCCGCCGGCGTCAACGCCACGTTCGACGAGAACGTGAAGCCCGTCTGCGTGGCCATGGTCGCCCGCGCGGTCAACGCGCCCGGCGCCATGGCGGGCATCACCCAACAGTCAGAAACTGCAGGCCCGTACTCGTCCAGCTTCACGTTCGCGAACCCCACGGGAGACCTCTACCTGGGGCGCTCCGACCTCAAGCGGCTCGGCCTCGCCGGCTGCCGCGTGCGCAGCATAGACGCCATGACCGCCGCCGACAGGGAGGGGGATGCGGATGTTTAGGACCGTCACCGTCCAGGTGATCGCGCCGCAGGAGCCGGCCACCGACGCTCACGGCAACGCAGTGTGCGAGCTCGGCGCGGCAGAGGACGTCGCCGGCGTGCTGCCCCAGCCGGGCGGCACGGCCGACCTCTCCGCACCGCGCCCCGAGGGGACCGCCGTCTCCATGACGTTCCACTGGCCGCGCGGCGACCGCCGCTCGCTGCGCCGGTGCCTAATCCGCTACGACGGACGTGCGTACCGTGTGATCGGCGACCCCCAGCCCTATTTGCCGGGCAACTGCCCCGGGCAGTTCGACCGCGCCGTCGAGTGCGAGGCCGTCGATGGGTAGGCGCGTGCGCGTCACGCCCGTGATGTCGGGCGTGCGCGCCGTGCTCAAGTCGGACGGCGTCAAGGCGATGCTCGAGTCCCAGGCCGCGGCCGCCGCCGCGCGCTGCAATGTCATGTGCGACCCGGCGCTCAGGCGCGCCGGCGCCCGCTACGAGTCCAAGGGCGTGCAGCGCGGCTATACCGCCGGCGGCCTGGTCTACGAGGCGGGCGAGAGGGACGGCAGGCTCGCCGGCCTCGACAACCTGCGCAACAACACGCTCAGGAAGGGGTGCGGTCTCTGATGTTCGACATCCTTGCCGTCCTGCCGCAAGAGCTCGGCGCCGCGCTCGGCGTCCCGTGCTCCACGACAGTTCCGAGCGATAAGCCCGACAGGTTCGCCACGGTCGAGCGCACCGGCGGTCCGTCCGGCCCCGGCCGCGACAACCCGTACCTGGCGGTCCAGACGTGGGCCAGCACGGAGGCCGAGGCCTACACGCTCGCGCTCATGGCCCGCGAATGGCTCACCTGGTGCTGGGAGGCCATACCCGAGGTCTGCAGCGTGTCCGTGGAGGGCACCATGCGCTTTCCCGACCCCGACAGCCGCTTCGAGCGGTACCAGATCAACGTTTACATGGTGACGCGCCCGTAGCGCGCCACAGGAAGGAGGGCCACATGTCCGAGACCCCCATGTTCGACAAGGACTCCGTCGGCGTAGCCAAGGGACGCCCCGGCGGCTACGCCGCCGTGTTCCCGGCGGGCACCGACATCAGCGTCTTGGCCGACCCGTCCAAGACACTCAAGGAGCTCATCGATCAGCACCACGGCGCCTCTCTCGGCTACATCTCGGAGGACGGCGTGACGTTCACGACCGACACCGACTCCGAGGGGCACAACGACTGGGGAGGCTCCGAGGTCGCGCGCGACCTCACGAGCTACGCCGACTCCGCACAGATGACCTTCATCCAGTCGTCCGTCGCCGTTCTCAAGACCATCTACGGAGACGACAACGTGACGGAGAGCGGCGCGACCGTCAACATCCGCCACAACCGCAACTTCACCGACCCGCACGTCTACGTGTTCGACTCAGTCATCTCCTCGACCAAGGTCCTGCGCAACGTCATCCCGATCGGCCAGGCGTTCGAGCGAGACGACGTCTCCTACAACAGCTCCGACCTGCTCGGCTACACGCCGACCATCACGTGCGTGCCCTACAACGACGACGGCGACACCCACACGACCGCCATCTACGACACCGTCAAGGCCGCCCAGGTAGCGCAGGCCGAGGGGCGCGCACAGGGCGATGAGGAGCCCAAGGCCGTCACGGCCTAGCCGGTTAACAGACAAAGGGGAGGGGCGAGCGCCCCTCCCGTCCCGCCAAATGCTTGCGGCGGGCGCTGCGCGGTAGGCGCCGCAGCGTCCACCGCAAGCATTTGCGCCTACAAAGGAGGATTTATGGACATCAATGAGATGACCCCCGAGCAGCTGCGAGAGATGGCGGAGTCCAAGGAGCGCATGCGCGCGCACCTGGAGGAGCGGTACCTTGGGTTCACCCCCGCGCCCGTCGTCGAGTTCGACCCTTCGGCGAAGCGCCAGGCGCTGCAGCCCTGGGAGAAGGCCGTGGAGGTGGAGGGCGTCGAGTACACGCTCGACATGCGCCGCTTCCGCTCGCGCAAGGTGCTCAAGCAGATCGCGCGCGCACAGCGCGAGAGCCAGGCGCGCAACAGCGTCTACGAGAAGGCCATCCGCTCGGGCGTGACGGAGGACGAGGCTACCGCCGCGGCCAACGAGGGCGTCAGCATCGACGAGCAGCTCGGCTATCTCACCGCAATGCTCGGCGAGGAGGTCGAGGACAGGGTCGCCGAGGCGGTGACCGCCAAGATGGGCTACGACGACATCGAGGAGATCGTCCGCATCGAGGGGCTGCTCATCGAATCCGCGAGCCTAAAAAACTAGTCGCGCTCGTCGACGTCCTGCTCGACGGGCGCGACGAGCTCAAGGCGGACTTCCGCCAGTACTATTCGCTTGACCTGGACGATGCCATCACCGGCGGCGACTTCGACGGCCTCCTCACGCTCGTGGGGCAGCTGCCGCCGCAGTCGCGCACGGTGTCGCGCATCGATCCGCGCGCGACATGGGACGAGCACGCCTACCTGCTCGCCCTGGCCGTCGACAACCTCTCCTTCCTGCGCTACGAGAACGCCGGGGGCAAGGGCAGGAAGCCCGACCCCCTGAAGCGCCCGAAGGCCAGGGCCGCCGAGCACGCCGCCCGCCGTCTCGACCTAAGCCGGGACGAGGTCGACTCCCTGCTGTTCGGGGAGCGCTCATAGGTAGGTGATCAACCCTTGCCCACCGTGGCCAAAGGCTCGGTGCTGCTGACACCGAAGTTCGACAACCTCACGTCATCGATCAGCCGCCAGCTCGACGGCGCCTTCGCGGGCAGCTCGGGCATCGGCTCCAGGGCCGGGGCCAAGACGGGCGCGGCCTTCAGCGCCGGCCTCGGGGCGAAGGCCGGCGCCGTCGCCGGCATCGTCTCGGCAGTCACCGGCAAGGCCTTCACGGCCATCAGCAACTCGCTCGACTCGGCAATCAGCCGCGTCGACACCATGAACAACTTCCCCAAGGTCATGGCGGGCCTGGGATACGGGGCCGACGCGGCGACCTCGTCCATCGACAAGATGAGCGACCACCTCACCGGGCTGCCCACGCGCCTGGACGCCATGACCTCGTCGGTCCAGAAGATCGTGCCGACCGTCAAGGACGTCGGCAAGGCGACCGACATCATGCTCGCCTTCAATGACGCGCTGCTCGCGGGCGGCGCGTCGACGCAGGTGCAGGAGGCGGCACTCGAGCAGTTCTGCCAGATGCTCGCCAAGGGGAAGCCCGAGATGGAGGACTGGCGCTCAATCGTCACCGCCATGCCGGGCCAGATGGACCAGGTCGCCAAGTCGATGCTCGGACCGACCGCGAGCACGAACGACCTCTACGACGCGCTCAAGACGGGCAAGGTGAGCGTCGAGGACCTCGAGGACGCGCTCATCTCGCTCGACAAGAACGGGTACGCGGGCTTCGACTCCTTCGCCCAGCAGGCAAAGACCGTCACGGCGGGCATCGCCACGTCCATGGCAAACCTGAAGAACTCCGTGACCAAGGCGGTCGCGGCCTGTATCGATGCCATCGGCGTCGAGAACATCACGGCGCCCATCCAGGCGGCGACCGGGCTCATCAGGGGCGCGGGCGACATCGCCGCCGGCGCCATCACGTCCGTCAAGGGCACCGTGTCCGACGTCGGCGGCTACGTCGAGCGGTTCATCGGCATGCTCGAACGCCTCGGCAAGTCATCTGATGGCTTCTCAACGCTCGCCTACAACGCCGACGTCCTCCTGCGCGCGGTCCGCGGCTCGCTCGAGCCCGCGGCCGACGCCGTCGGCAGGGTCATCGACCGCGTGGCGGAGCTCGCGGGGCAGACCTTCACCGCCACATGGCCCGAGGACCTCGCGCTCGGCGTCAAGGGGGCCGCCGACGCGATCAACGGGCTCGTGGACGGGGCCGGGGGCATCGAGGCGGTCTGCTCCACGATCAGGGGCCCCGTCTCCGGGCTCGTGGGCGATTTCGACGGTGCCGCGAGCAGCGTCCTGTCCTTTGTCGGCTCCTCGAGCGGGATGTCGACGCTCGCCGACGCGGTCACGAGGTTCGTCGGGTCGACTGCCGGCCTCGCCGCCGCAAAGCTCGCCATCTCGGGCGTGACCGGCGGCATCGACAAGTTCAAGACCCTGCAGACCGCGCTCAAGGGCGTGGCGAAGGTCGCGGGCTCGGGCATAGGCGAGATCGGCGCGCTCGCGTCGATGGTCTCCGGCGAGGCCGCCGGCGCCTTCACGTCCGCCTCGGGCCCCGTCCGCGGCCTGTTCTCGGCCATCGGCTCGGGCGGCGGCGCCTTCGCGACGCTCGTCGGCCCGATCGCCATCGTGGTCGCCGCCGTCGCGGCGCTCGCGGCCGGCTTCGGCTACATGATGACGACCAACGAGGGCTTCCGCTCATCGGTCATGTCTGCCGCATCCGCGATAGCCTCCGGCTTGGCGCCGGCCTTCTCCGCCGTCGCCTCGGCGGTGGCGTCGGTCATGCCGACCCTCGTCTCCGCGTTCGCGGCTGTCGCCTCGGTCGTCACCGGTCAGCTGCTCCCGGCGCTCGGCAACATCGCCCTGGCGCTGCTCCAGCTCTTCGCCACGGTCGCGCCCGTCATCGGGCAGATCATCGCCTCCGTCGCGCCCGTCGCGGCGCAGATAGTCCAGCTCCTCGTCCAGCTCGCTGGCGTCATCATGGGCGTGCTCGTGCTGGCGGTCAACGCCATCGCCGCGGTGGTGCAGGCCGTGTGGCCCGTCGTCCAGGCTGCGTTCACCGTGGCCTGCGGGGCGATCTCCGCGATCATCTCTACGGTGTGGCCCGCCATCCAGCTTGTCATCACGACCGCGATGCAGGTCATCAGCGCAGTCATCGGCACCGTCCTCGCCGCCATCAACGGCGACTGGGAGGGCGTGTGGGCGGGCATCCAGTCGATCGCCGAGATCGTGTGGCACGCCATCCAGACCATCGTCAACGCCGCGATAGGTGTCGTGTCGTCGGTCATCAGCTCGGTGCTGGGCACCATCAGCGGCGTCTGGTCGAGCACATGGGGCGCTATCAAGGGCGCGTTCTCCTCCATCTGGGAGGGCATCAAGGGCGCCGCCCAGAGCGGTATCGACTCCGTCTACACCACGGTCACCGGCATCAAGGACAAGATCACCGGCTTCTTCGCCGGCGCGGGCTCCTGGCTCGTCGAGTCCGGCAAGGCCATCCTCAACGGCCTCAAGTCCGGCATCGAGAGCGCGGTCGGCGCCGTCACGTCGTCGGTCTCCGGAGCGGTCGAGAGGATCCGCGGCCTGTTCCCGTTCTCGCCGGCGAAATGGGGCCCGTTCAGCGGCCACGGCTACACGACCTACTCCGGCCGCGCCCTCATGGGCGACTTCGGAGAGAGCATCGTCGCCGCGTCCGCCGGCACCGCGGCGATGGCGTCCAAGGCGCTCGCCCGCGTGGAGGACGTATTCGACGTCTCCCCGGTCTCGTTCGCGGCGGCCGACGCCGCCGGCGCGCGGTCGGTGGCGCTCGGCGCGGCCGCCCCCGCCGGCCTCGGCATCGTGGAGCGAGGAGACACCTACTACATCAGCATCGACGGCTCCCTCCTCGAGGTCGACGAGCGCATCGCCCGCGCCCTCAAGGAGCTCATCGCCGAGGTCAAGCGCTCGTCCAGGTCAAGGAGGGGGTAGGGCATGGCATACGCGGAGACAAAGCGAAACGGCGTAAAGTACTACGGGGTCTCCCTTTCGACCTGGGTCGAGAACATCAGCGACTCGACCGCGCGAATCCACTGGAGCGCCTCGGTCGACTTCGGCCCGTGGAACATGTGGGGCGTCCGTCTCCATGTGTCGGTGGGCGGGGTGGAACGCGCCAGCGGCGCCGGCGTGACGGTCCAGAACTACAAGCAGGCGGTCAGCCTGAGCGGCTACACAGACGCCGCGCGTAATGATAACGACTACAGCGTCTGGTGCTCCGCTTGGACGTCCAGCGAGACTGTAAACGGGTACGGCGGAGTCACCGCGACTACCTCGTGCGGTGAGAACGCCGGTATCCCCAAGGTCCCCGCCTACAAGCCCGACGCGCCGACTGGCCTCGTCGTCACGGAGTCGACCGATGGGTCGACAGCCCTTGAGTGGGTCAACCACCCGGACAACGGGGCGCGCAAGTACTACGACGGCGTCAACGTCTACCGCCACACCGATGACGGGCCGACCGAGAACCCCTACAACCAGGGCACCATCTCTAACTGGCGAGACTCGACGACGAGCGCCAACCACTTCTACGACTACGACGTCCGCGCCCGCTGGCGCGGCGGCACCTCAGAGATGTCGAACAAGGTCCGAGTCTTCAAGACCCCCGCGCCCCCGGCATCCGTCTCGCTCGCGCGCTCCGGTGACGGCGAGGTCTCGCTGGTCGTGCGGGGTCCCGACATCCCGTCCTGGATAAGCGGCTTCAAGGTCCGCGCGACTTCGGACGGCGGTAAGACCTTCATCTCCCGCAGCCTCGCCGCCGACAAGCAGGAGCCGGGCGTCTGGTCCATGACCGACCCGGCTGCCATGGCCGGAGAGAGTGTCGTCTACGAGGTCTGCACCTACCGCGACAGGCCCGTAGCGGGCGCCGGCGACACCATATGCTCGGCATGGACGGCGTCCAACGCCGTGGCGACAATCTGTCCGCCGTACGCGCCGGCCGTCTCGGGGCTGGCTCCGGCCTATCCGACCGGCTCGACAGCGTCTGTGACATGGGTGCGCAGCCACCCGGACGGAACGGCGCAGACCGCGGCGCAGGTCGAGCTGGTCAAGCCTGGCGGCGCCGTCGCGGTGACCGACATCAACGGCCCCGCCTCGACGGCTCGCCTGAAGCTTCCCGACAAGGGGGCATACCGCCTGCGCGTCCGCACCAAGGGCTCGGACCCGTCATGGGGCGCCTGGAGCCAGTACTCGTCGTTCACCGTCGCAGACCCTCCGCAGGCGTTCTTCACCACGCCGGCACAGGACGGCGACACGGTCGTCGAGCTCCCGCTGCCCATCGCGTGGAGCGTCGCGGACGAGACCGGGGTCGCGTCCCAGCGGCTGAAGGTGACGTCCCCGTCGGGAACGGTGCTGGACGTCAACGTGGGCGAGTCCGCGCGCTCGCACTCCGTGTCGACGGGGCTGAGCAACAAGACGACCTACACCCTCGAGCTGACCGTCCGCGGCGGCTCAGGGCTCTCGGCGAGCTTCACCAGGACCGTGGCGACCGACTGGCTCGTCCCCGCCACCCCGATCGTCAACATCGACTACTCGGACGACTACGCCGCGACCGTCACCGTTCGCGACGGCGTCTCGGAGTACGCGGTCAGCGGCTACAAGCTCCGCGGACCCATGTCGAGAACGGCCGCCGGGAACATCAGGCTCAACGGCGGCGCCTCGGTCAAGGGGACGAAGCTCCTGCTCCACAGCCTCCCGCCGTGCCAGTCCTTCGACCTCATGCGCGTCCTGCCGGACGGCTCGCGAAGGACGCTCGCGACGGGCCTCAAGCAGGGACAGAGCGTCATCGACCGGCTGCCGCCGCTCAACGTGGCGTTCACCTACGTCGCGGTCGGGCACGCCGCGAGCGGCACGGTATCCACGACCGAGGTCGTGACATCGTGCGCCTGCCGCGGCTACGCCTTCAACTTCGACGCTGGCGCGACTACGGTCGTCGCCGGCACCGTCGGGGTGGGCGGTCCTCCCGTCTACTCGCGCAGCTACGACCACGACGTCGTCCAGTACCACTTCTTCGGCTCACCGGGCGGCTTGCCGATGGGCTTCACCTCCAGGAAGCTCAACGTGCCCGAGAACTGGGAGTTCGGCGTCCGTGCCGAAGATATCGAGCGCGTCTCGGCGCTGTTCCTCGCCAACTCGCACTGCTGGGCGCGTACCCACGACGGGGAGCGCGCATTCGTGAGCCTGTCTCCGAACATCACGAGGTCCTCGCCTGGCTGGTACAGGGTGAGCCTTACCACCAAGCGAGAGGTCTGGAGGGAGCCCAATGCCTAGGGACAGGTTCTGGCTGGAGCCATTCCACGCAGACTTCCGATTCGTGAGGGTCGGCCTCTCCACCGGCCTCGAGGGCTCCGAGCTCGGCAACATCACCGGCGGAAGCGTGGAGCGCAACCAAGACACGGCCATCTTCGAACAGGGGAGCATCGACTATGTCGGGGAGCTCGACTTGGGCACCGACCTCCTGCGCGTGTACCTCGAGGCTTCGTCCCTATGGACTGGCGAGAGCCGCACGGAGGCGCTCGGAACCTTCTACGTCTCCACCCCAAAGGCGAGCGCGGACGGTGCGGTCACCACCGGCGCCGCCGACATTTACGGCAGGCTCAGGGCGCTCGCCAAGGACGATTTCGACGGCCCCTACGTGATCCCCGCCGGGACCAACATGGTCGACGCCGCCAGGAAGATCGCCGAGGGCTGCGGCCTGGAGGTCGTCGCTGACGAGAGCGACGCCGTGCTCACTTCGACGTGGGTGTTCGGCATCTCGACGACATCGTCCGACGAGGACCGCACGGACTCCAAACTCGCCGCCGTCAACCGCCTGCTCGAGGCCGCCGGCTTCCTCGCGGCGCACACCGACCCGTACGGCCGCGTGCTGTTCCGCCGCTATGTGGAGCCGGACCAGAGGCCCGTCTCCTTCGACTACGTCGAGGGCCCCGACTGCCGCGTGACGCTCAAGCTCGACCGCGAGCGCGACACCTTCGACGTGGTCAACGTCGTTCATGTCGACTTCTCGTCCCAGGACATCTCGGTGCGAGGCACGGCGGTCGACGACGACCCCGACAGCCCGTATTCCACCGTGAGCACCGGCCGGCGCGTGACCGCCCGTTACGACCTGTCCGACCTACCCACGAGCGTCACGGAGGACTCGAACATCCTCTCTGGCGCCGCGGGGATGCAGATCGGCTCGGGGACCAAGGAGAGCGGGACCTACCGCCAGAGCGACAGCCACGGCTCCATCTCCACCGTGTACGTGCCGGACTCCCCGCAGACCGCCGTCTTCTTCGGCCTCAAGGTCGCGAGCGACGGCGGGCGCATCGGCTTCTGCCAGGACAGGGTCGGGTCGCTCAAAAAGGGCGTACCGGTCACACAGAGCCTGTGGATCAAGGGAACGAAGGGCGCCCGCGTGAGCCTGCAGGCTTGGTGGGTGCCGTCCCTATCGGCGGGGCCGCACCTGCATTACGCGACGCTCACAGGCGAGTGGCAGCGCATCGTCGCGACCGAGACGCCCGCGGACAACTACAGCGAGGTCTCGGCCGGATACGTGTACCTGGAGTCCGGCGGGGAGGCCGTCGTCGTCGCCGAGAAGGTGGAGGAGGGCCCCACGGCAACGCCGTGGCCCCATGACGCCATCCAGGCCGCCGCCGACGCCAAGGCCGCCGAGCTGCTCAGGGACGGGAGGTCCGTCATCCAGAGGGTTAACTGCACCTGCACATACGACCCCGTGTCGGTCTACGACGCGGGCAACCTCCGCCTTGCGAGCGCCGACATCGATGCCGACCACACCTGTATCAGGACGCAGGCGCTCAAGTTCGAGACGGCCTGCCCGATGAATATCGAGATGAGAAAGTTCGAGAGGAGCGCGGCATGAGCATGGCTTCCGACCTGCTTGAGTCCATCTCGCCGCCGGACAGGCCCACGGTCCAGATCGCCTACGGCTACGTCACGGCGGTGTCGGGCGGCACGCTCTCGGTGCTCGTTCGCGGCGGCGTGGCCGAGGGGGTCCACATGACGACGTCATGTGCGGCCGCCAAGGTCGGGCAGAGGGTCGTCCTCATCGGCTCGCCGCCCGTTTGGACGGCGATCGGGGTACTCGCTTGATTACCGTGCGGGCTCAGGCCCGCGGAAGGGAGGCCGCATGGCCAACGAAGGCGACGGCTCCGCCGTCTACGACGTGAGGGTGGGGGACGACGGCTATATCGACGGCCTCGACGTGACGGAGAGCGACGGCAGCGTCACCACCTACCAGTTTCGCCCCGCGAATTACGACGACGTCGAGGCGGCGCGAAAGAAGGCCGAGAACGCAGCGTCTCTGGCGATCAGCGCCGCGGGCACCGCAAAGACCCAGGCAAATGACGCCAACGCCGCCGCCGGGGCGGCGAGGACGGCCGCGGCAAAGTGCTCGACTGCCACCAAAAGTGCCGAGGCAGCAGTCCAGAAGGCGAACTCCGCGAATCAGACGGCCAGCGCATCGACGACGCTGGCGAGCAATGCGGCCGCCGCGGCCGACGGCGCGGCGTCTCGCGCCGAGGCCGCCGCGAACCAGGCGCTCCAGATCGCGAACTCGGTGGCGCAGGGCGCTGCCGGAGAGTCCGATGTCGCCGAGCTGCGCCGGCAGAACGGCCAGCTAGCCACGATGCTCGCGGACGCGACGGGAAAATTCATCTACATGGACGGGACCGTCTACTGCCCGACATCCAGGGCGTCGGTGTCCGGTGACACGGTGACGTTCGGGAACACGTGCTCTGTCTCGGGCAGCACGGTAACCCTCGCATAAGGAGGATAAATGGCAAATGCAAAGACACTGGTCGTCGGCGGCCAGTCACTCAACGTCATCGACGAGACGGCGAGATCGAACGCGCAGCTCGCGCTAAACGGCACCGAGTTCAACCGGCAGCTACTCATCGGCAAGTACGGCGGGCAGAGCATCGCGACGCTACTCGCCGGCGAGATCGGCGGCGGCACGGTCTACGACGCGCTGCACAAGCGCATCGTGGCGAACAACTTCGCGGGCCTGCGCGTGGGCGACTACCTCGACGTTCCGCTCGTCTCCGCGTCCGGCGTGGCGGGCCAGCAGTCCGTGCGATTCATCATCGCGCACATCGACCCGTACCTGTGGTGCGACGACCGCGGCAAGGGGCACCACATCGCGTTCGTGGCCTCCGCGCCCATAGCGGTCAGCTCGTCCTACGACGGTGTCGCCAACTCCTCGTACATCCCGTGGAACGAGACGAACACCAACCAGGGCACGGCAGACATCAAGAACCCGTACCTGTGCTCGCAGCTCAAGGGCTGGGAGACGGCCTTCGAGGCGTGCCTGCCCGAGGGCCTGACCAAGTACATCCTCACGCAGCGCGTGCTGCTCGAGGAGCGCTACAGCGCCTCCGGTGCGCTCACCGACTCCAACAACTGGAGCTGGCGGGACATCGGCAAGGTCTGGTCGCTCTCCGAGATGGAGGTCTACGGCTGCCCGGTTTGGGGCACGCCCGGCTACTCCGTCGGCTTTGACTGCCAGTTCGACCTCTTCAAGGACACAGCGCACCGACTCAACGGTACCCGCTGCAGCTGGTGGCTCCGTTCCGTCAGGGGTGGCTCGTCTGCGACCGTCTGCTTCGTCAACAACAGCGGCAACGCCAGCTTCGACGGTGCCACGAACGCCTGGGTTCGCCCGCGCGTGGGCTTCCTCCTAGGGTAGCGAAGCGGACCGTACAGGACACCCACCTTGGCGCACGCCTTGCGCGTGCGCCTTTTCATGTAGCGAGAGAGGAGCATAGCCTTGAGCGGAGTACCCGAGAGGCTTAGAAACCTGAGCGAGCGCGAGTTCTACAACACGGCCATTGAGCTGCGCGTGGAGGTTCTGGGCATCATCACGTCGAGCGCCATTCCGAAATCGCAGCGCTTCACGTTCGCCGTTCCTATGGCGGAGACGGCCCGCAGCGTCGTCTACAACATCGTCAAGTCCGAGGCGTTCTACCCGAACACCGCCGAGAACGTCGCGGCACGCAAACGCTACCTCACGCTGGCCGTCGCCGACTGCGAGCAGCTGTACCAGGACGTGCAGGCATACCTCGAGGTGTACCGCCGGAAGGGAGACACGCAGCACGCCGGGGCATTCGAGCGCATGGCGGAACTCGTCGACTCCGAGATAAAGCTGCTCAAGGGCGCACGCAAGGGCGTCCAGCTGATCGGGGCGCGGTAGAATGGCAGGACGTCGTCCCTTGTTAACCGCTACAACTGGTGGCTCCGTTCCGTCAGGGGTGGCTCGTCTGCGAACGTCTGCTACGTCAACAACAACGGCAACGCCAACTACAACGATGCCACGAACGACTGGATTCGCCCGCGCGTGGGATTGCTCATACTCGCCAGACAGCCCCGCCTATGCGTGGGGCTCCGAGCACATGAGGAAGGAAGGGCCGACGTTCGGGCACGCGCCCGTAAAGACGCATCCCGCTGGGAGGGCAGTCCGCTCCTTGCATGGCCGCGAGCTTCGGCGCTCGACGCGGTTTCATTGCTCCTCCCTAAGCGGCCTGGGAACGCCGGCGCCCATAGGCGAAGACCGTGCGGGATGCCATCATGAATAGCGATGAGCGCCGAAAGGCCAGGAGAGCCAGGCGCGATGCGAAGAGGGCCGCGAACAGGGCGAAGCGCTGCGCGGCCCTCACCATCTCCAATGCCGCCCGCATCGACAACATCCACGAGGCGGCACGCGACGCCGCCAAGGGCGTCCGCTGGAAGGCGAGCGTCCAGCGATACATGATCCACTCCCTGCGCAACTCGCTCTACGCACGCCGGGACCTCCTGGCGGGCAACGACATCCGCAAGGGCTTCGTCCGGTTCCACGTCATCGAGCGCGGGAAGGACAGGGCGATAGCCGCGCCGCGGTTCTCCGAGCGCGTGATACAGAAGGCGGTCACGAGGGCCGTCATGGCCCCGGCGGTGTGGCCGACGCTCACGCCGGGATGCGCGGCCAACATGCGCGGCAGGGGCACGGACTACGCCCTCATGCGCCTGAAGGGGCAGCTCGCCGAGCATTACCGCAGGCACGGCGCGGAGGGCTACGTCCTGCTCATGGACTTCTCCGACTACTTCGGGACAATCGACCACGGAACGGCGCTCGACCTCGTGAGGCGGACGCTCGCAGACCCCGCGGCCGTCGAGTTCATGCGCCTGCAGATAGAGGCGAACGGAAGGATCGGGCTCGGCCTCGGCAGCGAGCCGAACCAGGCGCTGGCCGTCGCCATACCGTCCCCGCTCGACCATCTCGGCGAGCGCTGGCGCGGAATCGAGGCGTCGGGCCGATACATGGACGACTCCTACTTCATAGCGCTCGACAAGGAGACCCTCTGGCGGTTCCTCGACGCCGCCCGCGCACTGTGCTCATCGCTCGGCATCACCATCAACGAGAGGAAGACAAGGGTGGTGAAGCTCACGCGCGGGTTCACGTTCCTCAAGAAGCGGTTCCGCTTCACCGAGTCGGGCAGGATCGTCGTGACGCCGATACCCAAGTCCCTCGCGCGTGAGCGCCGGAAGATGCGCATACATGCACGCATGGTCGCCGAGGGAAGCATGACGCTCGAGCAGGCGTACGTCTCCTACATGTCGTTCCGCGGGTCTCTCGAGCGGAAGCGGGGCGATGGCAGGCCGAGGTTCCGTATGAACGTGCACCGGGTCGTGCGCGACTTCGACCGGCTGTTCGTCGAGCTAGTCGTCGGTGCCGGCCAGTCTCACGCCACCGATACGATGCCCGTACATCAACTACACCCACTAACAGAAAGGAGTCCGAATGGACACTAATGAGGAGCGTCCCGACATCGTGGACGACGGCACGCAGGCCGAGGTGAACGCGCTGCGAAACCTGCTCTCGCAGCTCGGCGACCCCGACGCGGCCCATGAGGCGGGCGTCATCGACGACGACTCGTACATCGAGCAGAAGGCCAAGAAGATGGCCTATACGGCGGCGCTCGCCACCTACGACAGAGGCGAGAAACCCGACGTGGCGGCACTGCTCGACCAGATGCGCGAGCAGGCGTCGAAGCCGACGCAGACCGAACAGAACACCGCGAACATCGACTACCTGCTCATGACAGTCGGAGGTGACCAGTAATGCCTACGAAGAAAACTGACGAGCATTCCAAGCACTTCGCGCTCGTCAAGAAGTACTACGACCGACCTCTTTGGAGCAAGGCGCGAGTACACAAGGCCGTCGAGTGCAAGTGGATCACCGCCGACGAGTACAAGGAGATCACCGGCGAGGAGTACACGGCCGAATAGGCGGAAGGAGGGCGCTCGGGATGGAAGTGCTCAAGCTCTTTGCGCCTTACGGACCTGGCTGGCTCGGCGGCGTGCTCCTGGCGCTCATCGCCTTTTATTTTGGGCGCCAGTTCCTCGAGGAGTACAAACGGCAAAACCAGCGGAAGGGCGAGCTCGACCTGAAGCGCGAGGAGCGAAAGCAGGCCGAGGTGGACGAGAGGGCGCATCGCGACCGCGAACGGTCCCAGATGGAGGGGCGCATCGCCGCCCAGATGGAACGGAGCAACGCGCTCATGGAGGGCATGAAGACCCTCATGGAGTCGGTCGTGGCGTCCAACGAGGTCCTGCACAACGACTTGGCCAACAGCCAAGCGCGCAGCCAGGGAATGGCCGAGAAGGTCGACCACATCTGCGACCGCGTCGACCTGATCTACAGCAAGGAATCCGGCAGATAGGAGCAATCGAATGAATGAGATCCAAGCGGGCCTCACGGTCGCCACGGTGCTGGTCGTGCCGTACATCGTGCAGGCCATCAAGACGAAGGCGATGACGGGCAATGTCGCCCGCTGGACGGCCATAGCCGTCTCGGCAGGATGCGGCGCCCTCACGGCCATGTCGGGCGGCGTCCCGAGCGAACCCTCGGCATGGGTTACGTCCATCTTCGCCGCCGTCGGCGGCGTGCAGGTGGCCTATGCGGCTTTCAAATCAGTCGGCATCACGGACAAATGGCTCGATGCGCTTCTGGCGCTCGGCGATATCAAGGAGGACTAATGGCAGATTTCGCAAACGTTCAGCCGGACAAGTATATGCTGCTCGGCTGCAACTTCTCGGTTGGCCGTCCGTTCGGCATCAGGGGCGTGACCATCCACCACATGGCGGGCGACCTCACCGGCGAGCAGTGCAACGGCATCTGGAAGGGTAACGGCTGCTCGGCGCACTATTCCGTCGATCGCAACGGCTACATCGTGCAGCACGTCAACGACACCGACCGCGCCTACGCCTGCGGCGACGGAATCGGCACCGGACGCGGCAACGACACGACCATCAGCATCGAGCACGCCAACAACGCCCGCGGCCCGTGGACCGTGCACGAGGCCGCAATCGAGAGCGGCGCGCATCTCGTGGCGGCGCTGTGCCTGTACTACGGCCTCGGTCGCCCCGAGTGGTGCAAAAACGTGTTTCCGCACCGCTATTGGAGCGCCACGGCTTGCCCCGGCGAGCTTGCGGGCTCCCAGCGCGACCATTACATGCAGCGCGCCCAAGCGTGGTACGACGCGATGAAGGGCGGCAAGGCGCCCGCCCCCTCCACCGCCGCTAAGCCTGCCGCGGCAAAGCCCGCCCAGGCGGTATCCGGCGGCTTCTCAAAGGCATCCGGCAAGCGTATCCCCGTCCACTACTCCCTCCACCTCAAGGGCGGCGGCTGGCTGGACGAGGTGACCGACTTCGGCGCCGGGGACAACGGCTTTGCAGGGTATCCGTGCCGACAGCACGACCTGCTGTGCGCACGCGTCGACCGCGGCACGCTGAAGTACCAGGTGCATACCATCGAGGACGGCTGGCTAGACTGGGTCGCCAAGGGCGACCGAAACGACACCGTGAACGGCTGCGCCGGTATCGCCGGCCATACCATCGACGGCGTGCGCATGTACTACGTGACCCCGGGCGGCGAGGAGTACAAGCAGGCATGGTACCGCTCGCAGACCACCGCACGCGCCGGATGGCTCGATACCGTGTGCGACGACGGCTCCACGTACGGCGGCGACGACTACGCCGGTTTCTACGGCGAGCCGCTAGACCGACTCCAGGTCTGCGTCACCGACGGCAACCCGTACTAGCATGATCGCGTTGGACTTCGTCCTCGGCGCGCTCTTCGGCGGCATCGTGACGACCGTCGCATTTTGCATCGTGAGTGTTAACCGCCCATAGACGCTGAACCCCTCCCCGGTACTGCCGGGGAGGGGTTTATGCATAGCCGTATATCCGTCAATAACCGTTCTCCAATGCAGCTTCAGCTAGTTAGGAGCGAGTGAGAGCACTGTTACCTGCAACTTTGCTGGTACAGCGCGTGCCAAAACGTCACGTTCAAGACTCTTAATCCCAAGGTCCAGGGTTCGACCCCCTGACGGCCCACCAAAGAACACGCAGGTCAGCGCTTAGGCGCTGACCTTTTTTGTTTACCGAGAAGCCAAATCATAACCGTCCGTTACCGTTCGCGTTTTACGCCCCCTGCCGTTTATGCGCGGCAGGGGGCGTTTTATGCATTTAGCAGGTAATGGACCTAGGGAACACCGTTTCAGAGCGTCTCGGCGCTGCGACCGGTGCCATTAAAACCTCCGTCCGCGCCACCGCCCTCGACGATCTGCAGGGCGCGGCCGACCTGCCTGGCGGCCTTCTCGCGCTCCGCGAGGCCCGGTTTGATGTAATGGCGGTAATCTGTCCCCAGGTCCGTGTGTCCATGTAAATCCATGATGCTCAGGGGGTCGACCTCGGTCGCCGCCATGATGGTCTCGGACGTGTGGCGCAGGGCCTTGGGAGGGATATACCGCAGGTCATGGCGTGCGCACATGCGCCGCCAGGCGCGCACGAGGTTGTCGCCGCGCATGTTCACGATCCGCTGGCCGCTCCAGTCGCGCACCTGCTCCGTAACCGAAGTGCCGCCCTCGACGGTTATGCCCGGGCGCAGCTCGTCCATGATCTGGTGCAGGCGCTCGCGCCCTGCCAATAAAACCGGCACGGTGCGCACGGAATGGGCGTTCTTGGTCTCCTTCACGCCGTCCTCGTCCGTGTACGCGCGGCAGACCTCGATGTACTCCGAGACGGTCGGCTGGCCCGTGGCGAAGTCGTAGGTCGTGGTGACCTTGAGGTCGCACGGGCGCACGGCCAGCGCCTCCTCCTTGCGCAGGCCGCTCAGTCCCAGGATGAGGTAGGCGTTCATGACCAGATCGGCGCGGTCGTCGCTGGCGGCGAGCTTGCGCAGCGCCTCGGCGGCCTCGGGGATGCTCCACGGCTCCACGGGCGCCTGCTTGGCCTTTGGCGCGATCACGCGCCGGCGGAACGGCTCCACCGACACCCACCCGTCGTCGAAGGCGCGGCGCATGACGGCGCGCAGCGTCGTCTTGGTCTTGGCAGGCGCGCCCGAGCGCTCGATGCAGCCTCGCATCATGTCGTGCGTTATCTCGGAGATGTCGATGCTGCCCAGGACGGGGGAGATGTAGTTGCACATCTGCCCGTCGTACTCGCGCAGGCTCGCCTTTGAGCGCGGCTTGCCGCGGTTGCTGGGGGAGTCGCGGAAAACTCCCCAGTAGTACATGTCGAGCGTCACGCCCGCGTGCGCCGCCTGGGAGACGCCGAGCTCCTGCGCGAGCTGGGCGATGGCGATATCGGCCTCGGTCTCGGTTCCGTGGACCGTGCGCGACACGCGCCGCACGCGACCGTCCGCGCGAAAGCCCGCCTGCACGCGGATCACCCACTTGCCGGGCGCCACCTCGCGCTTGGAGCCGAGTTTTGACCTTGAGTTCTCGTTGGTTGCCATATAATGGTCCTGCCTTTCCCTTTTGCCGGAGGGCATGCCCCGTGCGGATCCGCCAAGATTGCCGCACGGGGCTTTTTGTTTAGATGCCGAGCCCGCCCTGCTGGGGCTACGCCTCCGCCGCGGCCTTGCACGGACGGCCCGCCCCGGGCTTGGCCGCGATGCGGTACTCGATGGAGTCGCGCGACACCATGCGGGTATTGCCGACCCTCCAGCTGCTCAGGCTCCCGTCGCGGCAGAGCTGCGCCACGCGAGCGGTGCTCACGCCGAGCATCTCGGCGGCCTCGGCTGCGGTCACGGCCGGGATGTCGGACAGCTCGACGCTGGTCGCGACGGTGACGATCGTGCCGCCGCGGGACGGCGCATGGCCAAGCCCGCCGCCCTCGAACTCCGCCCCGCGCTCCAGTGCCGCCAGGGCATGGACGCGCAGCCAGTCGACGGCCATCTCCACGGCCTCCTCGTACGTATCGCCCTCGGTTGCCCCGGCGAGCCCGCACGGCTCCACGGCGTAGCCGCCCTCGGGGTCGGTGTAGACCTCGAACTCCTGCATGACGATCATGGTGGTCTCCTTTCCTGCGGTGAAGGGGAGGGCGGGGCTAGATCAGCCCCGCTTCCTTCCTGATTCCCCTCGCGGTCGTCTCCTTTATCTCCCGGTGCCTGGGCACTGTCACCGTCACGTCCCCGCGGCGGAACTTGTCGTGCTTGGCGCCGGTGCCGCTGAGCTTTACGTAGCCCGCTTCGGTCAGCTCCCGCTCGAGGTCCCTCTTCTTAGTCACCGCCTAACTCCTTTCGACAATTAAATATTAGCACAGCTAAGTAATAAAGTATATAAAAGATTAGCGCAATTAAGGATTAAATTTAATTTGTGCACCTAAATGAAAAAGGCGGCCGCCCGTTGGGACAGCCGCCTTTCTATTGGACGCGGGCCCCGTGGGGTCCCCGCGTCAATACCGCTGTCCAAGTTATCGTTTGCCCCCGGTACGGTCAAGCAGCCGGCCATTTTCGTGACGTTGCGAAAATGGGGGAACAGCTGGCACCTACGCCCCGAGGAGCGCCGCGAGGGTGCCGATCGCCTTGGCCACCTTGGGGACGAGCCCCGCGCCCTTGGACGCGAGGTCGAGTGCGTCCTTTGCCTTCTCGGCGAAGCCTCCCTCGTCCTTTTCCTCGGCGGCGAACCGCAGGTCGGCGAGGGCGAGCTTCACGGCGGCGAGGTCCTCGGGTGACAAGCTCTGGCTGCTCGATATCTGCCTGATCGTCTGGTTGAAGTCGACCGTGACGGTCGCCTCGACGGTGGCGGTCGCCCTCGCCTCTATCTGGTCGGCGGTCGCCTTGGCCATCATGTACTCGTACTCCATGCGATCCCTGTGCGCGAGCAGCAGGTCGCGGATCGTCTCGATGGACGTGATATCGATCATGCCGGGGTCGGCGACGCCCATCACCCGGGTCCCGGTCTCGCGCTCGATGATATTTCCGAATGCCGTCATGTACCTGGCCACCACCTTCTGCCTGAGACCGGGCGGGTCGCTCTCGATGACCTCGTCGCACAGGTTCACCAGGCGGTCGATTGAATCGTACATTCCCATGTTATCTGCCAATCTCTCAGGTGGTTCCGTTGAATGCCTACGCGGACCTTACTTGATCCTCTTCCAGCCCTTCGCCTTCAGGCGCTGCAGCCTGAGCTTGGGAGAGCTCGGCCTGGTCGCGTGCCGTCTCCAGGATCTTCGAGCGCCTCTTCTCGGTGCTCTGTCGGTAGCAGGTGATCAGCTCGCCCTCTTCTTGCGTCTGATTTTGCTGGGACTCCATCGGGGACCATTCCCTGCCCCCTAAGGTGTCTAGCGAGCAGTTGAGAGCATCAGCAATTCTCCAGGCCGCATCAAATGCCATGCTGCGGCGTCCTTGCTCGTATTCCGTGTAACGGCTTGCCTCAAATCCGGCATGTTTCGCAAACGCCGCGGCGCTTTTGAAGCCAGCAGACTTTCTGAGCAACTGTATGTTCTTGCCGATCTGCTTCCTAAGAGTGTCTTCTGTCATTGGGCCTCCTCCCGTTGCTACCTAAGAAATTAAGGCAAAGTGCCAAATATTTCAATCAAATACTGAAATCTTTGTTGACAACTAGGCAGAGAGCCGTATTATTGAAGGCAGCAATTAGGCAGAGAGCCAAAAAACATCTTCTATATAGAAGATGTTACGGCTGATGTTGACAGCGCTCAACCTCAGCCCCTCTCATTCCAGCAGATGAAAGGAGTTGTCAATGGCGTTTAGCAAAGAAGAGATGTCCGCATGCCTTCGTGAGCTTCGTGCTCGCAAGCGCGTTACCCAACAGGAGGTCGCCGACGCTGTTGGGGTGGATGCCACGAGCATCTACAACTACGAGAACGGTCGCACGGCACCGACTTTTGAAATTGCTTGGCGCCTTGCAGATTTTTTTGACGTTTCCCTTGACCGCTTGGGCGGGCGAAACACGGACGAGGCTGCGTAGGCCGGATGGAGGAAGAGATGGAAGGCAAGAAGATGGGCGAGGTCGTCCTTATGGGCAGGTGCCCCGATGCCTTAGAGCTCGCGGAGAAGGTGAGGGCGGCGTCTGAGTACCTTCGGGCTGCAGTCGAGATTCTTGAGGAAATCGGCGAGGTCGAGCTTGGTGTCGAGGTCATTGGGTACCAAGGTCGACCCCAAAGTGGGGAGGCGGAAGAGGAGTGAATGGGGAGAGGGAAATGACTGTCAAGAGCTACGAGCCGCCCCACGTCGTCACGACGCTGGGCGGCATGGTGACATGGGTCGACGAGGACTCCGAGTGGCACACGGAGGTGTTCGCCTTCCTGGTGGACGCGCGCGACGCGTTCTACAGGCACGTTCAGGCCGGCGACACCGCCTCCCTGGCGCGCCTGGTGATGCTCGACCGCAGGCAGGCGCTCGACCTGGCGTCCTGCGACGTCTACGAGATCGACCCGGAGCCGGGCGAGTGGCCGTTCGGCGGCGGTCGCGAATGACCCGGGCGCTGCTGGCCTCGGCCGTCGTGATGGACGCCGCCGGCTGGATGTGCGCCGTGCAGGGGGCCTACGGCCTCGCGCGGGTGTGCTTCTCGGCCGCGATTCCGTTCATCGTTGCGTGGGTCCTCAGCTCGCCTTGCGACTGACGGCGGGCCCGCCCCCGTCGCGCCACGGGTTCCGCACCGCCCCCATTCCGCGGGGCCCGTGGCGCGACGGGGCCGGACTCCCTACATCCGGCCCGCAAGGTGCCGCCGCCGACTTGGCGGGGCGGCGGCACCGCTCCCTTTGGCGGGGGAGCGCCCTCCGGCTGCATCTATCGGTGCGGCCCTCCGGCAAGGGATTGGCTCAACGAATGAAAGGAGAAGGCCATGTGGATGTCGATAGCCAAGGGCGCGCGTTACGCCTGCTGCGACAACGTCACGTTCCGCGCGATGGTCATGCAGGGGATCATCCCGCGCTACCCGTCGCTCAACCCGAACAGCTCGCGCGAGGTGGTGAGCAGCGAGGACATCGACGCCGCCATCAGGGCGCGCGGGGCGGTGCCGGCGCTGCCGTCGCCCGACTGCGTGCCGGCGCGCCGACCGAGGCGGGTGGCGTGATGGGGGATCTGGTCTGGGAGGCGGGCTGCCGCCTCGGCGCGTGGTGGGACTCGCTGCCCGAGCGCGTGCGCAGCGTGGCGTGCGCCGTCGCGATGCTCGCGCTTCTGGCCATAGCCGGCGCCGTCGAGGGGACCGCACCGAGCGGGATGTACTACTAGCTCCCATTTACCTTGACAGCTGCATAGCGATCGGGGCGGCGGCCCGGGGAAGGGAGCCGCCCTATGGGACAAGGAATGCCGCCTGTATGGAAGATCGCCCTGTACGTCATCCTGTACACCGTCTCCTACATCGTCTTTTACGTCATCGGCGCTGTTGTGTACCTGAAAGTGCATGGATGAGGAGCCTCCTGAGATAGGACTGCTCCTCGCTCGTCAATTCGACCATCCGGACCTCCGCCCCGATCGCTATGACAGTTCATGCGAGGCCTTGGGCCTCGAGACAGGAGGATACATGCAATTCGAGAAGAAGTCTGTGCGCCTGGGCGATATCCGCCCGAGCGGGCAGAACCCGCGCGAGGACTTCGGCGACATCGGCGCCCTGGCCCGCAGCATCGAGGCGACCGGCGGCGAGCCGCTGAACCCGCCCGTGGTCGTGGCGGACGGCAACGTGTTCCGCATCGTTGACGGCGAGCGCCGCTACCGCGCGCTGTCGTCCATCTACGGCGAGGACCGCGAGGTCTCCGCGCTGGTGGCCGACACCATGGACGAGGCCAACGAGCTCGTGGCCATGCTCGCAACCGACGACAAGCGCCAGCTGACCGAGGCCGAGCGCGCCCGCGGCGTGCAGCAGATGCTCGTGCTGGGCGTCGACGAGCAGCGCATCGAGCGCGCGAGCCGCGCCACCGCCAGGCAGATCCGCGCGGCGCGCAGGCTGCGCGGGAGTATCGAGGGCCGGCAGGTGACGCTGGAGCAGCTCGAGGCCGCGAGCGCCTTCGACGACGAGAGGGACGTAGAGGCAGTCCTCGCCGCCGGCGAGGACTGGGCGGGCAAGGCCGACCAGATCCGCCGCCGCAACGAGCGCGAGGAGGCCAAGGCCGAGGACTACGACGCGTTCGGGGACGCCGCGGTTCCCGTGGTGAAGGAGCGCCCCGAGGGCTCGAGCTACGTGCTCTGGGCGTGCTACGGCACCGTGGCCAAGGAGCTCGAGGGGCTGGATGTCGCCCCCGGCACCGTGGCGGTGAATACCGGCAGCGGCTGGTATCTCTACAAGCCCGACGATGGCTCGGGCGATCAGGCCGAGAAGACCGAGGAGGAGATCATCGCGGAACAGGAGGCTAAGCGCGAGGAGGCCGCGCTCGTGGACCTGTACAGGCGCATGATCGACTTCGTCCTGCACGAGGCCCCGGGACGCACGCGCGAATTGGAGGACGCGGTCCGCGCTGCACGCATGAAGCCGTTCTTCTTCGTGGACGACCTGCTTGACGACGGCGGCGACTACGACAGCGCCGAGGCCGCGGTCATGGAGGCCTTCTACGGCAGGTGCGCCACCTCGTCCCCGAGCGCCTACGAGATTGGCCACTGGTGGCTGGACACGGCGCGCAGCATGCGGATGCTCAACAGCCGCTGGCGCGGCGATGACGCGGATGGGTGGCTCGAGCACTGGGAGATCGTCCGCGCCGCGGGCTTTACGCCCAGTGCCGAGGACGAGTGGATCGAGGCGAGGGTGCGGGAGAGCATCTGGGAGGAGGAGAAGGATGAGTAGCGAGAAGAAGGTCAGGGTGACGGTGGAGGCGTGCGGCGAGGTCCGCACTTTCGAGTGCCGCTGCGCGACGGTCACGACCGCCAAAGGGGACGGCTCCGGCGACTCATGCTTCGTGGGCCCGACCGACATCAGCGACCTGTTCGCGCTCGCCTGCGAGTGCACCAACACGCTCTGCGCGGCCTTCAGCCAGGCGGGCGTCCCGGACAGGAACGCGCGCAAGCTCGTGCTCATCGCCGCCCTCGGCGCCAATCACCATGGGCACGCCGGCAGCATCCAGACCATCGACCTGGATGCGCGCAGGGAGATCCGCGACGTGGCGGCGGAGCTGGGCGTCGATGCCGACATCTAGCGACCGCCGGGCGGTCGTGCAGCGCGGGGCGGACGGGCGCTGGTTCGCCCGCCCCTACATGGGCACCGACCGCGTGACCGGAAGGCGGATCAGGCCGTACAGGTCGTGGGACGCGGAGCTGACGCGCGAGCAGGCCCAGGCGGAGTGCGACGGGTGGGCGGCCACGTTCGACCCTTCCTCCGCACAGGACAGCTCGAAGCGCCTGTCCTCAATGCTCGAGACGTACATCTCCGACCCCGTCAACGGCCTGTCCGACAACTCCGTGGCCACGTACCGCAGCGTGGTCAGGACGATGGTGGAGCCGACCATCGGGCGGCTTCCCTACGACCAACTTGAGCCCTGGGACGTGTCGGCGGCGTACCGCATGCTGCTCGCCCCCAGGACGGGGAAGGGCGTGAAGCCCAAGACGCTGCTCAAGATGCACGCGCTGCTGAAGGGCGCCTACCGCTCGTGGCGCCCGGCGCTGGGGCGGGACATCATGCTCGACGTCCCCGCGCCGTCGCCCGAGCCCGTCGAGCCGTTCGCGCTGTCCGAGTGCGATACCGACGAGCTGTCCCGCGCGCTGGTGTCCGCCATGTCCTCGCGCTCGGCCTCGGGCGCCAACATCTCTCGGCGCACCGAGGCCATGGCGGCCTACCTCGCCCTCAACACGGGGCTTCGCTGCGGGGAGGTCTGCGGGCTGCAGCGGCGCGACTGGCGCCGGGCGCTGCACGACCTCCACGTGGCGGGGCAGGCGGTCGAGAAGCCCGAGCTGCACCGGCAGGCCTACACCAAGGGCAGGCGCGTGCGCAACGTGTCGCTCGCGCCGGCGGTGGAGGCCCAGCTGCAGCGCCACCTGGAGTGGCAGGACACGTGGCTCGCGCGCAGGGGCCCGGCGGCGCTGGTGGTGACCTTCGGGCCCGCCGGCGCCCTCGCGCGCCCGTCCACCGTGACGAGCCGCTTCAAGTCGCTCGCGAGGGACCTGGGGCTGCCCGAGGAGACGGTCTTCCACTCCCTGAGGCACACCCATGCCACCTGGCTGCTCATGCACGGCTTCGACATGCGCACGGTGCAGGAGCGCCTGGGGCATGCCGACGTCAAGACGACGCTCGGCACCTACGGCTCGGTCATGCCGGGCCGCGACCAGGCCGCCGCCGCGGCCTTTACCGATTCGATCTGCGGAGGTGATACGGATGAATAACTTCAACTTCAACAGGGACTTCTACGAGGGCTGCCGCGCCCTGGGCGACAGGGAGGGCATGGCGCTCGCGTGGGCGATGCTGCGCTACGGCTACGAGGGCATCGAGCCAAAGCTTAAGCCCACCACCATGGCGGCGTTCACCTTCGCGAGGGGCCGCATCGACGCCATGGTCAACGGCAGCCTCGGGGGGCAGGCGAGGGCCGCCAAGGCAGGCGGCATCGCAACCGCCCAAGGGGGTAGCCAAGGGGGTGTCCAAGGGGGTAGCCGACCCAGCGGGCGAGGGGGTAGCCAACAGAAAGAGAAGGAGAAGGAGATAGCCCTAGCGGGCTATAGCGCGGCCCGCCAAGCACCCGATGACTTCGAGCCCCCGTCGGCCGAGGACGTGGAGGCGTACTTCGCCGCCAACTGCCTCCGGGGCGACGCCCGCCAGTTCTTCGACCACTACGCCGCGCAGGGGTGGACGCTGCCGAGCGGCCTGCCCGTGACCGACGTGTGGGCGCTCGCCCGCAACTGGAGCCGCAAGCAGGTCGGCTTCGACGCGGACCGCAAGGCCCGCGGCGGGCAGACCTCCCAGGAGGTCGAGCGCGCCGCCGTGTGGCAGCCCGTGAAGACCGATGACGAGCTCATAGCCGAGCTCGATCGCCAGATAGCGGAGGCGTCATGATCACCCTCATGGAGATGCTCAGGAACGAGAAGGCCGACCCCTCACACGGCCGCCCGCTCAGCCTGACGAAGGTCTACATGACCAACGTCATGTCGCGGAGGGAGGCCGTGCTGCTGGCCAAGATCCAGAAGCGCGACGCGGCGATTGCGCGCCGGCAGCGCGAGAAGGACCTGTACGAGGAGATCGCCAAGCTCGCGAAGGGCGAGGACCCGAAGGACGGGAAGCCGAATCGCGGGTGTGCCAAAGGTGTGCCAACGGCGGCGGGGCAGCTGGGCCAGCAGGCGTTGGGGTTCCCGCCGCTAGACAGTGGAAACGACGCCGGCGGGGAAGCCCCCGGCGCAAAGAACACCTAATTCTTTTGAGATTGGAGAGTGAGAAGGTTTTGACCGAGATCTCAGCGGTGATGAGGGCCTACCGAGACGCCCTCGACAGGCACCGGATTCCCTGGGCCGACGACACGCAGGACACCGAGCGCGTGGGCGGGTACCGGCTGCGCATCGAGCGCACCGCGACCGTCCTGGACGACGAGAGGGTGGACGTGATCTGGGGCTACCAGCTCCTGCCGGGGCGCGAGCCCACGGGCGTGAGCATCGGGTACCCGAACTACCTCGAGGTGCAGTACGACCCCGTGAGCACCGAGCCGTTCATGGCCACGCCGGGCGACATCCTGGCCGACATCTTCGGCGTGAGGGGTGAGTCGCGGTGAGCTACAGGTGCGGCCCTGCCGACTGGATCGACCTCGCCATCGGCAGGCTCGAGGACGCCAAGAGGTCGATCGGGGCGGGCATGGGCCCGACCGCCTGTGACGAGATGCGCCAGGCGAGGCGATGCCTCAACAGGGCGCTGATCATGGTCGCGGAGGAGAGGGAAATCGAGAAGGAATGGAGCACGAAGTGAAGGAACATCTCACGGTCGACAG